TTAAGGGAATGGGAATGTCCAAATTGTGGTGCTATCCATGATAGAGATATAAATGCATCAAAGAACCTGCTAAAATTAGCCATGTAATTGGTAAAGCTGGGGAAGGAACAGCCCTTTGAGCGTGGGTAATCTTGCTCCGATGGGAGCATTGACCACGAAGCCACCACCTCTATAGGTGGGGGTAGTTCACCTAATTAAAATTTATAAGGAGATTATATTCTAATGTCTGGTATAATAGGATGGAATCCAGAAACATTTTCATTTTCTCCTGAATTTCAAAAACAAATTATTATTGCAATGGTTCAAGAACCTAAGATATTTGAACATTTAGGTGTATTAACCAGTCCTGATAATTTTGAAATAAGAGAATATGGTGAAATATTTAAAGGAATACAGAAATTTTATAATGAATACCGTGGTATACCTACTAAAGAAGTTCTATTTGATATAGTTGAAAAATATTATCATTCTGATACTTTAAAAGACACAATTAATGAAATATATGATGCTGAAAAAATTAGTAATTCTACTCTAAAATATATTGAAGAGAGTGTAAGAAATTTTATTAGTTGTCAAGCACTGAAAAGAGCAGTAGTTGAATCACTTGATGATTTAGGTGATATTAAAAAACACCTAAATGTCAAAGATAGAATTGAAAAAGCTTTAATGGTGGGTGCTGCTTTAGATGATTTTGGTGTAGATGTATATAATGATGAAGAAATATTAAATAGATGGATGAGAAGAAAAGAAGATAATGAAATTAGAAGAATATCTACTGGATGGAGTAAATTTGATCAAATATTTGGTGGATATGGTGCCGGTGAATTATTTACATTTATGGGTCCTGCGCATAGTGGTAAATCAATGTATTTAATAAATGCTGGAGCTAATATATTATTGCAAAAGAAAAATGTGTTACATATTTCATTAGAAATGTCTGAAGAAATAACTACACAACGATATGATATGAGGTTATTAGGATTAACTAAAGACGAACTAAAAACTCCTAAAGCAAATACAAAAATAAAAGAACTATTAAATAACCATATAGGTAAACTTATTATAAAAAGATATCCATCTGGTTTAGCTTCGGCAACAGATATATCTACTTTCATTAAACGTTTAGAGACGGTTAAAAAATTTGTTCCTGATGTTTTGATAGTAGATTATGCTGATATTATGCGATCTACTCATAAATATAATGATAGGCGATTTGAATTAGATGCTATATATCAACAATTAAGAAATCTTGGGATAGAATTTGATATACCAGTTATAACTGCTACACAGTTAAATAGATCAGCAATTGAAAAGCTTGAATCAGGCGGTATTTTGACTGAAGAATTTATTGCTGAATCATATGGCATTGCAAGAATAGTTGATTGTGGAGTAACTATTAACGCAACTCCTATTGATAATGCAAATAATAATAGTGTCATCTACGTTTTTAAAAATCGTGATGGTGAAGCTGGAGAACAATTTAGAATGTTTGTAGATTTCTCTAGAGCTTTAGTTAGAGAATGGAGCGCTTCATCTACAAACATAAAACAGTACATGAAAAGAAAATAGAGAGGGAAATCTAAAATTTCCCTCTCTATTTTTATTAATAATATTAATATTTTTATAACATATTTTCAATTTCAATACCTTCAATTTCAGCTCCCTCAATATGTATATCCATATTATTAATTTTTTCAGTTAAAGATTCTACTACTGATGTACAATCAATGAAATCGTCCTCATACCATTCACATGTATCACTAAAAAACATTGTATCATTTAATGGTGACATCAAAAAGGCCTCATAGCTTCTAGCCATCTCATCATCCATACCACGAAAATGTTTGAGCCAAAAATTGACTTCAAAACTTGGTTTGACTAAATCATGATATTTCATATCTTTTATACACCTCCTAATTATATTAATTCCATTTGTCATTTACTATTATCATTATTATACTACTAATTATTATGATATAGCTTCTTAGTAAAAGTATGAGTCTTTGGTTTATTTTCTCCATAATTAATTAGCCTTGAATCATTAAATACAAAACCTAATATATCTTAAACCACCAGGAAAGTGTCTAGTATTAATTTTATTATAAGCTAATCCAATTTTAAAAACTTCATCTAAGATTGCTAGCATTGCCCCTTAAATTTATGTTCAATTTTTATGGTCGATATCAAATTAGTTGAATTCATTCTCATTTCACTTCTAATTTTATTATTTTACCATATCTTTTGCTATTTGCTTGTTACATATGTATAGTACCGTTAAAACTTAGGTTTGTAAATAGCTAAATTCATTAAAATTTGATTAAAATTCATATGGATTTTTGATGTCTAAATTTACATATATATCTAAAAATTTAGACATTTCATGAGTTGTAAGGAATTATATTTAGTTTAATCAAGCTCTAAAATGTATCTAAAAATAGGACAATTTGAGGTGTTTACTTTTCCCAGAGTTATGATATAATGCACTTGTCAAGCAAAGCTAAAGTATTACGGAAGTAAAATATTAAAAGAAATAATATGTATGATAGGGAGTTAAGTTATTGTATTGATTATGAAAAATTGCACAAGCGCCTTGAACGTTTCCATAAATATTGTCAGATTAGTTTTGAGTAGTATGATCTTTTTAAAATTTATTCAAAATGTATGTATTGACAATAGGTGAAAGATATAATATGAATTAGTTATAAACTAAAAGGAGGAGATAAATGTGATAAAAGTTAAGATCACAGTTAATTCACAAAAGGTGCCTAGTTTGATATCTCTTCCAATTTCAATAGCGGATATTGCACAAACTGAAGAGGTAATTGTTATATATGATCAAGAATCTGGTACTAATCTAAAAATCTCTGGCAATACATCTCTTGAGGATTTGATTGTTTTGGCGCAAAGGTTTGTAAGTCTTTCAGAAGATGAACGGAATGCGGCGGTGGCTATTATAGATGCAATAGGGTGTACTTTGGAGGATGCGCTAGATATAGTAAAGCGTGGTGATTTTGCATTTTACCTAGAGTATAGTTGATAGCACATTTTAAGGCATAGACTATAATTTAGTCCCTAAGCACTATTTATTTTTACCCAACCCAGTGTTATAGTATAACCATAGGGGATGGCAAATAACATTGAAGGAGGAAGATGAGTATGTTTTGGGTTGAGATTACCAACAAGTCGGTTTATGATAAGACCGGTGAAAAGGTTAGTTGTTGGTTATCTCTTCCAGCTACTATTGAGGAGATAAATGAGGCCATGAATAAGATAGGTGTTACACATAGTAATGAATTCTTCATATCTAATTTTGAGACTGATTTGGAGGAATTGAAGGAACTAAATCCATATCATCTAGAAAGAGAATCTATAGATGATTTAAATGAGCAAATATGTAAGTTTGAGAATCTATCAGACCGTAACAAGGATGTTGTTGCTACCATTCTAGAATGGCGTGAGTATTCATTGCGTGAGGCTTTAAAGATAGTAGAAAGTCAAAAGTTTATATTTTGGGGAGTTAACGAATTTAATAGTCTCGGTGATTTGGCTTTTAGTCTATTTAATGCTGGATTGCTTGGTAATTTTAGTTTTGAAACAAACCTCCCATTCTCTTTGGTGGACTGTATAGATTTTGAAAGATTGGGTGAGAGTCTTACGAATGTTCGTCAACTCTTAAATAGTAAGAGGGGTGCTGTGTGGTTTCTATTTACAGATGAAGAGGAGTTGGAGTAAGACCCTTTTTGAGATTTAGTCCCTAAGCACTATTTACTTTTACTCAACCCAGTGTTATAGTATAACCATAGAGGACAGGAGGATAACAAATAACACAAAATTGTTGATCGGCATTCTTTGGCGATCTAAATATACCGCGGAAGAATGATCTTATCAATCCAAAAATTTGCGCTACCCCTATTGACAGTCCGACGTTGGTATGCTATACCTGGAGCACAAGCCAAAAAGGAGGAGATGAGCATGACATATCTGGATCGTGATAACATGTCGGAGGATACTCGGAGGAAGTATGACGCACTAACAGACTATGAGCAGCGTGCTCTAGCGGCGATTCTGGAGGCTGAGACCGTTAGCATAGAGGAAGCTTTAGAAATTGTAAAGAACAAAACATACGAATTTTTCCCGGACATTACTACGATGGCCGATTTGGCACGTAAGCTTGTCCGTGAGGAGGAGTGGTATGACCCGTATACTGTGGCGAAGTTAGACCCTTTTATTGACTACGTTAAGATGGGAGTGGATCTTTACAGGGATGGCTATTGTGCTACTCGTTTTGGAGTAATTGTATTGTATCAGTTCCTCGGGTACAACGCACCAGATAACCCCGACTAACTGGAGCGGACATACTATAACAGGAGCACAACTCAAAAAAGGGGGAAGATAAGCATGGCAAACCTGGACCGTGAGAGCATGACGAAGAACGTTAAGAAAAGGTTTGGGGCGTTATCTGAGTATGAACAGAAGGCTGTGAAGGCAATTATGGAGGCGTTGGATTGTAGCATAGAGGAGGCTTTGGATACTGTAGAGAGTGGAGACTATGGTTTTTATCCGGAGATTTTTTCATTGGCCGATCTAGCTCACGAGCTTGTCCAGGAAGGATTCTATGGCGATCCTAAAACTATGGGAATGTTGGTGAATTACATCGATTATGAAAAACTTGGTAAGGATCTTCGCCGCTACGACAACTTTATAGAAACTAGTCTGGGATTAGTTCGAATCCAGTAGGGCGCGCCACGAAAGGAGAAAACATGCTATACAACACCATTGAAATAAGGCCAACGTTTGACGGTCATTGGCAGGTTTTTCACCGAGAGCTCCCTTACGACCGGAAAGAGGGAGAACAACGGCTTAATAGCGCACTTGGGTTTTTCCACTACTCAAGAAATTTGAAAAAGGAAACTGCGTTTGAGATGTTGCGTAACAAAATGATCGATGAACGACTAAAAGCAATCGAAGAGTTGCAACGTCAAATTGATCAGTTGCGTGCATTGACGCTATAAATCA